TGTATCAATCCAAATCCGTAGAATCCTAGTCCTGGCAGAAATTTAAAGTGGACAAAATATTGGACTCTTTGTTTTTTTGGATCGTTGGGCGCATAGTTCCTTCTTATCGAAAGAACCGTTCCACTACCTTCTTCAACAGTTACGATGTAAGGTAGCTTGATACCAGTCGGCTCGCCGTCTGGACCAATATCTTCAAAGCCCTCTAAATCTAGATCTACGTGACACTCAAGAAGAGTATACATAGGAATCTGTTTTCCAGATTTTTTAGTGCCTTCTAATTCTTTTTCTTTTTTAGAAACTTCATCATTAACAACCATACCTGGAGGATTTAATTCTACATCAGAATAGAATCCAGCCACTTGTTGTTTTCTTAAATCGTTCTCTGACATTTTAAGAACGTGAATGATAGCTTCTGCTTCTTGTAAACTGTTTGCTGTGTATGGCACAATCAGATCATCTGCTGGTACAAACTTAGATACTGCTCTGCCTAATAAATCATCATAGTAAACTTTTTTAAATGTAGATCCTGCAAGAGGTAAATGAAATAACATAGAATCAAACTCTGGTTCGTATTCTTTCATTTGATCCATGATTAAATAATTCATGAAATCTTTTACTCTGTGTGCTTGTTGATCTTTGGCAGGTGTTTTAATTCCAAGCACTTGTGTTCTTACTGGACCGTCACTTGGTAATAACTCTTTGTATGCTGTAGCTTGAAACTGTGTAACAGCTTCTGCCAACACTGGGTGCGTTGCACCTGAAGCTCCTTGAAACGGCTCCGTTCTATTTTCGTATTTAAATCCTAATAGGTCAAGTCCGTCTGTGTAAGATTTTTCCCAATCTTTTCTAGACATCTTGTAGTCGATATAATTATTTTTTAATTCTGATCCTAGTGGATTTAAAACATCGTCAGGTAAAATATCTGCAAGATTATCAAAATGAGATTCTGTGCCAGGTATGTTTACAGCACCTGGTTCAAAGTTAAGAGTCACACCACCATCTTCTTCGGGTGTAACTTCAACGGGTTGTTGTTTTATTTCTTCCTTTACCTCGACCTCTTCGCCCGGAACTTTAACCTCGGTACGAGTGTTAGGAAGTCCTTTATCTATATCTGCCATTTAAACTCCTATAGTTTCTTAACATTATTTTTTAAAAAAGCCAAGCCTCCTGAATCAGGATTCATGGACGTAATTTGTGGGCCTTTGTCAATACCAGCTAATTTAGCTATGCCACCACCTGCCATGCCTAATTTAAAATCTGCAAATCTATTTGTAGGTGTGCTAACTCCACCCGTAATCGGTTGTCCACCAAATGTGCCTTGTGTACCAAACAATCTTTCTCTATTTGCTAGACTAGCACGACCTTCTGTAAATATTAAATCAAGAACTGCTTTGTTATAATCTTCATTTGTCTGTCTATTAAAATTAAATAAGTTTCTTTTTGTGAATTCTGGTGCACCACCTAATTTATCTTTTTCTCTTTGTAGTTGAGCGTCTGTTACAGCTATGTTGGCTATATCATCCATAGTAAACATTGGAGCTGCTACACCCTCTTGTTTTTTCTCTGGAACAAAAAGTTGTTCAAAGTCATCCACCTCAGCAGATCTTGCATTGTTTATAGCTTTAGCAAACACACTGTTTGAACTAGAAATATCTTTTGCCTCTGCTTCTTTCATCGTTGCAAAATCCATAACCGCCTCTGATTGATATTTATTTTTTACATTCTGTTCAGCAGATTTAATAATTTGTTCGTCTAATTTTTGTCTCTCCAACGCATCAACATTTCCAGTATAACCAAAATCACTTTGATCTAATACTGCTTGATTAGTTTCTAAATTACTTTTTGCAGTGTTTAATTGTTCTATAGATTTTTTATAATCTTGCGCTCTCATGATTATGTCTGCAGTTTCTTTACCAACAGTTCTTTCAAATTTTAATTTATCCGCTTCTCTAGTTTGATTGCCTGGTCTTAAATAATCTGTTGATCTTAAGAAAGCCTCGTTGAGTGTATCTCCCATACCCATACGAATTAAAGACTCACCTGCTACAAAAATAGCTTCTGGTATCACACCAAACTTTAAAATACCTCTACCAACTTTGTATGCCCTGTTTAAAAACTGTGCAGCATTTCTAGCCTCAGCTCCACCTTTAATTAAACTTGGATTGTTAATTTTTTCTGCACCTGCTTTGATGCAAGCTTGTGTAGGTGTTCCTCCTGTTTGAACTTTAGTTCTATCAACTCCACAACCCACAACTGCTAACGCTTTTGCTAAACCATCAAAATCAAATTTAGGATCTTTTAATGCTTCTTCAACTCCAGATACTATTTGTTTAAAATCACCTTTTGGAGATAATTTTTTAGCACCAAATTTTTGACCGCCTGTTTCAACTCTAATGCCTTTCTCTATCAGTTCGGCACTTCTATCTAAATTACCTTTAGATATTTGTGATCCAATCGTATCTGCTAACACGTTTAAGTCTCTTCGCAACAACTGAAAATTTTTAGTTGCCCTCGAACCAACGCCTTCGACATGGTGTATCTCTATGGCACGTTTAGCTCTATTAATACCTTCAACACCTCTTTTGTCAGATATAAATTGTAATAAATCATTTAATAAAATTTTATCAGGATCAAAACCCTCAGGTAAAAGTTTAGCAACATTTTCATATTGAGACACAGGGGTTCTTGATTGTTGTGCAACATTAAAATATTTTTGTATCTCTAGGCTATCAGGATGAGTTTTTAAAATATTATCATAAGTATATATTTTTGTTTTTTTACCAGTGTTATCTTTCATTCCAATAATTTTATTATTTTTTGAAAGAGGTTTTTTAGGATTTTGTAAAATTGGTTCATAGTTAGCGCCATATGTTGTTGCTCTATCCATTTGAGCTAAAGTCCAACCTGCAGGATCTGTTAAATTAAATCCAAATCTAAAAGGTTTAGGGTCATCAAAATATCTTGCAACTCTGTTGTAGTTTGGATCATTAGTGGATATACCATATTTACTAATACGATCTCCTACTTTTCCTTTCTTTTCAAAATTAAAATTTATGTCTGGAAAAGCGTTTATTAATTCTTGTTGTTTATATTTTGGAAGAGATTGAAATTTTGTTCCTTTAAATTTTTGTTTAAAACCTCTTCTTACAAATTTATCTATAGCCGTATATTCAGGGTTCAGTGTTCCACCAAATTTTCTAGTGCCTCCAATATACTGAGGAACGCCGTATTTTTGACCTGGTTTAAAATCAAATTTAATATCTGGAAAAGCTTTTTTAATTTTTTCTTGATTGAGTTCAGTAGGTAAATCACGTATAGATTTTTTTACAAATTTTCCTTTTCTAGCAGCGTTTTCAACTTTCTCAGACTCTTTATCTGTTAAATCTTTAAAGTCTTTTTTAAAAAATAATTGAGAGTATTTATTATATAAAGTTAGTTTACCTTTCGATAAACGACCACCTTTGGTCATGTATTTTGATTTGCCACCATTCTCAAATCTTTCTCTAGGTCGCGTAAGGTACGACATCATCTGATTATATTTTGAGACTTCCATTATTCTCCCATCATGTAGGCAAGACCGCCGCCTGATTTTTTATCTCTTATCTTTCCACCAGGTGCTATTTTATAATCTGTTTCTATCATGTCCACCTCTCTCATAATCTCATCAATATTATCTAAACCGTAATCAACATCTTTCATTTTACCTTCGTAGTCTGGTTTTACAGTAACCTCTTCATATTCATCAGGGTATTTGATTACTTTTTTTCTAGTTTCATCATAGTATTGTCCACCAGGTTCAAACTGTAAGTATTCTTCACTAGTATAATTATCTCTTTTAATAGTTAACTTCCCTGTGTCCATTTCTTCTGTTAACTCGTATCCTTTATATTCTTTAACAATTTGTCTTTCACCTGTTGCTCTAGTTCTACTAACATCATCACCAAGCAACTGAATTTTTTCTACAAGTTTTGGAAAGTATGCAGGCACACCGCTAGATTTAGATGCAACCTCCACAGCTTTTGTTGCCTTAGCTGCGGGTTTTAAAAATTTACCTACAAGAGGTATTGAAGCAAGTCCACCTAATAGTTTTAAGAATGTTCTACGAGTCATGCCACCACCCTCTTTAAAACCTATTCTGCCACCCATAGCTTTCTTTTCACCAAACAAACTTTCAGTATAGTTTGCTATCGCTTTATCTTTTAGTTCAGGACGATCTTTATAAAAAGGATCTTTTTCAATATCTTCTTTAAATTTTTCTAAGAATCTTTCTTTTTGTAATTCATTACCCTCTTCTAAAATACGTTGCATTTTTCTATTAACAAGAATACCCCCAGATGTAACTGCAGCTAGTTCAGGAAACAGTTTCCCTGGATCTTCCTGTGCTCTTCGTTTTACACTTTGTAAATATTTTTTGTAAGCTTGAACGGGATTGTTCTCAGATAAAAATTTAAAAAGCCTACCACCCACGTTCATTCCTACTCTTGCAATACCGCCCTGTGCAGCATCAAACGGCTCATCATCAAACTCTACGCCCTCTTTTGTGCCGCCAGCATCATCAACAAAATCTTCTAACGCTCTCTCGTTTCTCTCCTCAAAATCTTTTATCATTTTCTTTGTATCTTCTGATTTTTGTAATTCAGGATCTACAGCTGGTTTTTTCTTTTTAGGTTCAGGTAATTTATCTCCTAATTTAATCTCACCTAGCCCTCTTTCTTTTAAATTTTTATTTGTTAATTCTTCTAACTCTTTAGCAAGATCTAGACTCTTAATACCCTCTTTCTTACCGCCTTGAATAACTTTAGGTGTAAAACCTTGAAACGCTTCTGATGCTGTTTTAAAACCCTTACCTAATAATTTTTTCTGATCATCAGGGTTTAAAGGTATGTTGTTATTTAATTTATATTGAATAGTTTCTAATGCCTCTGCAGCATCTGAAAATTCTTTGGCTTGATTTATTTTAGCTTGCTCTATTCTATTTACTAAAAATGCTAAATCGTCTGCGTTTTTAACTTCTTTACCAATGTTTGTAACATTGTATCCTGCTTCTCTAAGATTTTCAAACATCACTAACATCTCATCGGTGATTTCTTTATCAGTGGGTAGAGAGGTGATACCGCCTTTGCCTGGTTTAATTAATTTTTTACGAATGTATTCGTACGCTAGATCACCAAATTTTTTAATTTTTTCTTTTGACATTAATAATACGTCCTAGGTTTAGGGTCTTTTTTCTCGTCAATGTAATCTTCAGGGTGCTGAATCAATCCGCCCTGCCTGAAGCGCATGATT